TCACGTCGAATGCTGCACCAGACTTCTCGTTCGCTTCGCGCTGGAGCTGCAACTGTTGAGTTGCGATCTCCCATACGCGAGCAGTTTTGCCACCAGCTTTAGGCGGCTCGCTGGGTGTGTGGTTACTGGTAGCGCGCGGGGTGCTTGCTGGTGCTGCTGCCGCTTGCGAGGTGCTTGCTGGTAAGGTGTATTGCGGCGGGGCAGGGGGTTGTACCGGGACCGCACCCGCGCGCACTGTAAGCGCTGCCGGTGTGTACTTGTCTTCCATCTGCGTGGGTTTATGCGAGTTCGGATTGTACTTAAAAAAGCCAGTCTCACCATCACGGATGTGGTTTGCTTGGGATGCTAGTGCGAGCGCGTTGACCTCGCTGAAATCCAGGCAATTAATCAGCCCGATTACAGCTTTGACGAGGATGTCGCGGCTGTAGCCTGTGTACTTTTGTCCGGTGAGGTTCTGGTACAGCAACTTCAGCTCCAGGTCCGTGTAGCGCGTGAACGAAGCTGCGTCGTCATCACCTTGGCAAACCACGGACGTGTTCGTGAACTCAATAGCCATGAGGTTAAACAGCACGTTCTGGTTCACGTGGCGGTAACGCACGCACATCGCTTCGCGATCCATCAGAATAAATGGCATTTTAGATGTTCCCGTAGAGGTCATAAACGTGGAACACCAGCGTCCCGCCGAGCATTTGGAACGTGGCAATGTACTTGCCCGGGTCGGTGGGTAGCATATTCCCCGTCCCGTAAATAGCGATTGTTCTTTCTTGCAGAGGGTTCTTTGGGTTGCATTCGTACCAGACGCACAGTTGATCGCCTTGCATTTGTGCGGTCAGGAATTTGGCACCCATAGGTACTCGAATATTTTGACGATCAGTAACGTCAAGTTCAGCCTTCCAAATAACCATTCAATTCACCTTGTTGTTTGTTTTAACGCAAACCTATTATTGCACAAATTTGCGCTAACGCAAACAGATTTAAAATGGGATTTCGTCGCCCACAATAGGCTTTGCAAAGGCGCCAGTGAAGCTAACCTGATGTACTTTAGGGTACGGGTCTGCATTCATCCAAATCTTAACGGCAACAGGCGTCAAGAGCCTGTCAGCTAGTTCCGCAGCCTTACGAGTATTGTCCGGGAACTCCATTTGGGTCCGTTCAGCCCACCACTTCCGAGCAGTGCGCTGCCCCCACCCTTCATGCTCAAAGAGTACATATTCGTTGAAGTGCTTGTTACCACACCAGTACGTGACCTTCAGGCACTCAGGCTTACCCGCTTTGCGGTGTATGTCAAATGTGACGTGCTTGACTTTAAACTCTTGGTACACCGGCGCGTCGCTGACTGGCGCAGTGCGGATAATCTCTGCTGTGCTGGCCACAGCCTCAAGTTTGCTCTTGAAAATGAACTCGCGACCACAGCCTTCCGGGGTCTTGTAAGGTTGCCCACCGCAGAACCGGGCGCTTGGATGGTTGTACGTGCCGCAGTCATCACAGATTTTGACCGGCAGCTCTCCGGTTCCTTTGCCTTTCTGCTTAGGAATGACCGGGTCGTTGATGGGTCCGAGCCGCTCAATGTTCCGCGCAAAGTCGTAGACTAAGCAGTCGTGTTTCTCACTTGCTTGGATCGCAGCCAGCCTGCCTTGGAGTGTGGTCAAATCGTAGCCTGGCGCGTAATCCGGGCGTGTACCTCGACCTAACATTTGCACCCACAGGCGCGACGACATCGTGCCGCGCAGCATGACAATAAAGTCAATCTTTTTGTAGTTGACGCCAGTCGTCAGGATGCCGTTATTCACCATTGCAGTGAACTTACCGTCCTTCCAGTCTTGGATGTTTCGGTCGCGCTCACCATCAGGCATTTTGCTGTGCACACACCGAGCACTGACACCCAAATAATTGAGCATCTGTGTTACTTTGACGGTGTTCTCAATTCCTGCGGCAAAGACGAGCCAGTGTGCGCGATTAGCTGCCAGACCGCCAGCTACAGCCTCCTGAACGCAGGCCCACGTAACTTCGTCGTTGCTGGAGGCTTTCTGCAACTGACTTTCAACATATTCCCCTCCGCGCTGTGGCACACCGTCAAGGTTGATATATGCACTGGTCCGTGCAGAAATGAGGGGCATGAGGTATCCTTCCGCAATGAAGCGGTTAAAGGATGCCATATCCGTAACGTCAAAGCAGATGTCTGTGAAGAAACCGTTTTCAGTGATCAACCCTTGACCAGCGCGCCATGGCGTAGCTGTAAAGCCAATTGCTCGGAAGTACGGATTGACCGCAATTAGCTTCTTAATGACGGACATGTACATTGACTCGTCTTTTTGGCTAATGAGGTCGCACTCATCAACTAGCATTAAGTCAATGTGCCCAAACTTTTCAATATGTTTGTGAATTGAAGCGATACCGCAGAACGTGATTCGCTGGTAGAGGTCTTTACGTTTTAGACCCGCGCTGTAGATGCCTGCCGGGGCGGTGGGCCACAGACCGAGGAACTCCTCAAAGTTCTGCCCAATGAGCTCTTTGGAGTGTGTGGCCACCAAGATTTTCTGGTTGGGATATTTGGCGAGCACCTGTTGCAAGAACAGAGCAATGCAGAAAGCCTTGCCCGTACCGGTTGGCATGGCTACTACAGGGTTCCCCGTTGGGTGCGCCTCGAAATACTTCCAGATTGACCACACAGCCTCCGCTTGGTAGTCGCGCGGGACGAGCATCGCCATTACATCACCGACACGTAGAAGCTCTTGCAGCCTTTAAGCTGGCGCTCTTTGGTGAGCTGCATGGTTTCGCCCGGAGTGTGGTCATCAGCGTGCGTGGGTGGAAGATTGCTGAAATCGGAGTTGTTAAGCGAACTGATCATCTTCCGGTGTGCGTTGCCGCATTCCCACGTACCATCTTCCAATGGCATGGCGTGAAAGCACGTCCGGCAGTTGTGCTCAACCGGCGCGCGGTCATAGCAGACCTCGTGGTAGTCGCAGTACCGGCAGTCGAACAGACCAGGCGATGCGTTTTTAATCGGCTCAGGTACGCTGCGCATCATGACAATGTTGCGACCGCGCTCAAGATACTGGTCCGCAAAGTAATCGTCGCGACGAATGATCTCCATGTGCAATTCGTCGTTGTCTTTGTTGACAGCAACGTAGATGGCGTACTTGATGTTCATCTTGCGCAGGTACATTTGCATCTGGACGAAATGCTCAAACTTGGCCACACGCACGCCGTCTTTTACCAGCTTTGCATAAGACTTTGAGCCGTGTGTTTTGAACTCACCTAGAGCAGGCTCACCAGCAGGGATATCAGGAATCCCAAGGATAACCCCGTCACCGCTACCGCCAAAATGACCGCCCAGCTCACTAATCCGAAACTGATTACCGTTAGCGTCTTGCTGATAAACTTGGCAACCAATCGCCAAGAACATTGCAATAAAGCGAGCTTCTTCAAGGTGCCCCCGATTGAACAGACGCAGCATGCGTCCACTAAAATTAGCCTTACGAACCCAGCGGAACCCGAACCACAGCGCCCGAGCACAAGGACGTCCGATCAAGGATGCGCCAAGGTGCGAACGAAACCCCTCGTCTGCACCACGATAAGCATCGCTCATGTGTGGGATAACTTGACCCAAATGCGTGCGGAACTTTGCGCCTTGGTCGGACGCAATCTGTTCCTCAATTGCGGTCATCGTGCGAATTGCCAGTTCAATAGCCATGATTCTCCCTAATTTAAATCTGACGGCTGGTAGCGTCTCCAGCTTTCGGTTCTTGTTTTAGTCCATCGACTCCGCCAGCAGGGGTGTTCCGCAATTCGTTCAGGTTTTCACCATCGCAGAGGTGTCCCACTGTTGCATATCGCTACTATGCACTCGTCAGATTTAAATAACCGGACCCGAAGGCCCGGTTACGGTTACAACGCTTCTGGACAGGTTGTGCCATTAGACCCTGGGCAACCAATGCAGAAACTTATATCACAACCAATTACTGGCCCGGCGGCTTCGCCCATGGCGGCGGGGCGGTCTGGGCAGCGGTCGCTTCCGGTGATGGGGCAGTGGTCATCTGCTGGACCGGGGCAGTGGTCATCTGCTGGACCGGGGCACCCGCATGCTGTGCACCAGCCGAAGCGGCGTTTGGGTCGTAGGCAGGGGCGGCCGCCCAGGCAGGTTGACCAGCTGGAGCTTGCTGCATCGGAGCTTGCTGCATCGGGGGCTGTTGCACTGGAGCTGGCGCAGCAGCCTGCGGTTGCGACCACGGTTGAGCTGGAGCTTGCGCGCCGCCGTTCCACGGTTGCTGGCCTTGAGCTTGCTGAGCTGGTTGGATCTGCGACAGGCTCGGGTCCTGTGCGGCCGGGTTCCACTGCTGTTGCTGCATCGGCGGTTGAGCCATCTGCGGAGCTTGTGCCAGCGGTTGCTGGTACTGGACCGGAGCCGGTGCGTTCTGCATCGGCGGTTGCATCGGCGGTTGCATCGGTGCTGCTGGAGGCGGAGCGTACTGCGGTTGCTGCATCGGTGGAGGCGCAACCGGGGCTGCTGCCGGTGGACGGGCGCCAGCTGCTGGAGCTGCGCCGGTGACGGGGCCGAGCGTGACTTCTTCGGACATCGGCTTGAAGGCTTTGACTTCGTTCTTGGCGGCGTACTGCCCCGTCGCCTCGACGAAGGACAGCTTGACCTTGAGGGGCTTGTCGTACAGCACAGCTGTGTCTTGCACGGTCAGGACGCCGACAGCGTGGCACAGCGCGGACATCTGTGCACGGCCGATGTTTTGGGCCTTTTCGCTGGTGTTTTCCATGTTGAAGTTGTGGAACACCTTGCGGCCTTTGAACTTCGGCGGTTCTACGACCTCGAAGGTGGTGGCGAGCGACCAGCCGTTGTCGCCAGGCTTGACTTCCATAGCCTTTGCGATGACCGCATACCAGCCTGCCTGGAGTGCATCCGGCAAACCTGCATCCGGAGCAACCTGAGTTGCGTCAAAATTGATAATTGCCATTTTGTTCCCTAAATTAGGACGCTAGCCATTAATCCGCTGGCTAACTGTGCGGGTTTGAAATTGTTACTTACCCCAGCCGTGTGGCAGGCCGTCGGCGAAAAGCTGATTGATGATTGCCGGCAGCAGCTTGGGTCGCTGCGTAGCTTCCATCAGAGGACGAAGGTACTGGTACATCTTGATGCGGTTTTGAATGCGGCTCATTATGCCCCCGGAACGTCGCGATTATAGAAGTCAAGCCCTTTGGCTTGGTAGATCGCTGCTGCCAAGTGGTTCCAACCTTGGTCTTTAGGCAGCGGGATGTTGCTGGTGAGCTCGAAGCGGTTCTTCGCAACGTAGCCCGGCGCCCGGTTGACTGCAAGGATGCGGCCTTGACCGGCGCTGACACCTTTGTTCATCTTATCACCTTCGGTAACAAACACGGGCTCGTGTAGGAACCCAACAACGTCAGCCCATTGCGTGAGCATCTCGCGCTTACCGTAGGTCTTGCCGTTTTTTGGGGAGTAGAGCAGGAGGTCGAAGGTGCTGTACTCGCCGGCGGTCGGATCCATCGTAACCGCTGCGAAAACGTGGCAAGTAAGGATGATGTTAATACCGGAGGATGCGAGCCAGTCGCATTTTTTGAGGAAGTTTTCGAACTGTTCGTTGGCGAACTGATACGCCTTTCCGTAACCACCGAGAGCGCTTTCCATCGTCAGTGCTTTCTTGTTCCCCTTCCCGTAGGTTGGGTCAGTTTCCAGCACCTTTTGGTGAATCAGCCGCTCCAGCGCGGTCGCGCTGTCGAAGGCAATCGTCATGTACTGGAGCGTGTTCGCCATGCGAGCGGCAATGAGTTCGTCCAGCAGGCCCATCACATGGTCAAGATGCTCCAGCAGCGGGGTCTTTGCAGCATTAACGCCGATCAAGCCTTTTTCAAGCTGAACGATGAGAACACGCGGGGAACTGGCGATGAGTGTGGTCTTGCCCACACCCTCTGCACCAGCTACGACCACGCGCAAACCCTCGCGGGTTGCTTGCGTAGTGACCATGTTAAGAATCGACATTGATACTCCAATAGTTAATGAACGGCTGTTGTGTGGTCAGCGCGTTGCGGTTATAAACTCCGCCTTAGCGGGTAACAGTATTATGCGCGAGTGTTTGTGCTAACGCAAGTGATATGCGTTTTAGATGCTAATTAAATTTGCGTTCTCGTTCCATCCGACGAAGCGCATCGAGAGGGCTTTCGCCACTGAGCATATCATAACTACAGCCCAGTACACCACCCTTCCATGAACCTGAACGCTCGCCTACCTCGTCACTGAACTCGACATTGATCGTGCAGCACTCCATGCGCCACGGTAGCCAAGCACGCGTCCATACCCGGCGCTCAGGATAGATAGTGGCAGTGCGCTCTTGCACTTTCCCTGAGCGGAGCACGTAGCGGTAAGGGTGCGTTTCTGGCTCTCCCATCACTTCATGCAAGCGATGATTCCAACGCCACGGCATGCCGATGATCGTGAATGGGTCGGTGCGCTTGCCTTTCTGCTTACCCCAATGCAGATGCAGCCCGTCCGCAAAGAAACTGAATCCGTAAGTCGGACCGGAACACTGGTAATGATCCGGAACCGTCCACCGCCACGGAAATGCAAGCGAGACGGTGAAAAGACCAAAACCGAGACGAACCCAACCGAGCCGACGCTCGTGCCAGTCTGACGGAAATTCGATCTCCAAAGCCAGACCCCTTAGCCCGATGACAACGTAGGCGAACTCAATCCAGTTCCACCAAAAGCGGATCAAATATGAGTTGCTGTCTTTTTCAATTTTCGATCGAAACATCACATATCCTCCGCTGAGCGCAATGACTGCCAGATCGGGAAACGCGGCTTGTCCTTATGCCCTTTGGGGAAGAATTTAGCTTTGTTGATCTGCCCGATGATCAGATGCTGGTTGAGGAAATAGTGCCTGCGCATGTCGTGATCCATCTCGCCCGGACTGACAGTAACTTCCTGCCCCTTCGTGAGCAACACCTTCTTGGTCTGTGGATCTTTTACGTCCTTGCAGACGTTGCCAATGATGTTGCCCACCATGCCGTTCGGCACCATGTTTTCCTGATGGGTGCTGCGCTCGGTACGACCGCGCTCGTTGATTGTTGCTTCGTTGAGGTTTTCGCGACCCTCGGTAATGCGTGTGGCCACAAACTCGAAGTCGATGAAGTCCTTCCCGCGCAGCAGGCCCATCTGCTTAACGGTGCTGCGGCCGAACTTGTACTTGCCCTTCAAGTCTCGCACGATGACACCCTCGTAGCCCATCTTGAGCCAGATTTCTTTCTGCGCGAGGTACTGCTCGAGGTTGTGCACAATAACCATTGGCACGACGCGCAAGTGTTCTACACCGCGTTGCCAAAGTTGGTCTACGTGCTTGACCAGCAATGCATGTCTCTGCTCGTACTCCAGCCCAACTACATCCGGGTGCAGGTAGTCGAACGCATGCCACATTAGCCACGGCTCACCATCGAACGTTCGAGTTGCACTGGACGTTATGCGACACAAGTCCGGGTGCGTTTCGCGCTCGGCTGCAAACTCGCCGTCAATGTAACGGTAAATCGGGTCGCTGAAGAAGCGCTGCGTGTAACGGTTGCCGAATTCCTTGTTGCTGCGCGCCAGCAGCTTATTATCCGGATACCAACCGCGCACACCGTCAATCTTGGGCTGCATGCCCAACGGGAACCGCAGCTTATCTTCTTCGAGGTCTTCTGCCAACATGCAATTAGACATGATTACTCTACGCTCCGCAAACGTGTTTCATTGGGTCATTAACTGAACCAATTGTCATCGGTCGGTCTTTGGATCCAACCTTCGCCTCGGTCTCACGCATCAGTGCAATGCGCTTGAGGATCAAATACCCCAGCAGGTCGAATTCCGGGTCCTCGTCTTCATCGTTCTGACGGTTGCGGATGCGCGACAGCTTGTCGTCGATCCGCACGTTGATGAGCTCAACGGCTGACGAGCGGCTGAAGGTTTGTGTCGGGTTGAGTGCAGCGTCACCGTACTTGCGGTTCTTGGCGACTAGCATGTCCTCCAGCTGCTCGAGAACTTTGGTTAGGTCTTTGCCGAATTGGGCTTGTGCATCAGTTACACGACGTTCTTCCATGTCACGACTCCAGAAAATAAAAAAAAAGCCAGCAGCCCGAAGGCCACTGGCGAAGCGGGTGTGGTTACTGCGGCGTCTTGCGCACGGAGCGCTTGGCCTGGACGATTTCCAGTTGCGGGGTGCCAACCTTGATAATCAGCGCCTTGTCGAACAGGGCACGTTGATCGGCAGGGAGCGCGCGGTACGCAGAGGTAACGAGCTCGGGCTTGTGTTTGATCAGGTCTTTAACCGGCAGCTTAGCGGCTTTGAACTGCTCAGCCATTTGCGTGAGCAGCGCTTCGTCCGGGGTGCGGTTGAGCTTGTACTGCGCCTTCAGCACGTACGAGTTTTCCAGCTCAACGTTGTTGGTGCCTTCGACCGGGTTCGGGAAGAAACTGCCGAAGATCTTGGTGCGAAGTTGGAGCTCGCGCACCTTGAGAGTGTCAAGCTGCTTCACGCAAGCTTCCCACTCGATCATCTCTTCCTGCGTGACCACTTCGATCACCGGCAGGGCAACGTTCGGTACTGCTTTGTCATCACTCATTTAAACCTCCTCTGTGGTGGAACTTCAAAACAACATTTGAACCGATTGCAAGCGTTATCCAATCTATTCGGCAAACACCCACTGGATTTAGGTGCTAGAAATGCGTAGGGACTAACGCCGCTGTCTTATTGCTCACAATCGGTTCAAATCTTGGCACCCTTTCGGGTGCGTTGCGCATTAGCGCGGCCGGACTTCTTCAGACCAGCGATTCAAGTTCCCGACGCAGCCGGGTGCATCACCGTCACGCGGATCGGTTGGGTCAATTTCCTGTACAGGTTCGTTAGGCCATTCGCCCGGAGCTTCTGTTCGAAATTCGTGCGGCTGGTGCATTATTCCCCCAGCGGCGGAAACACTGCCGGCGAGTAGCTAGCAGACTTCAGGAACTTACCCTTCGGTGCATCGGGCTGGTCAACACCCGACTTGAGTATCATTGTTGGGAATTCACCCTCGGTGTAGACGCACGTGACGCCCTTGTCGTGGTGCAACTGGACGGTCGCTTGCAGGTCAGCTTCATCCTTGACGAAGCGGGTCATCACACCGTCGATTACCGCAGCCATATCTGCGTCGCCATCCACCCCGATAATGTGCTGGGCACCGAGCGAGAACACCGGGATGTCGCACAGGGCGTCACGCACAGCTTCCAGGTCTGGTTCGTTGGTGAACGAAATTGTCGCTTTGATCAAGCCCGGCAACGCCTTCATTACTTCCGGGTCGGCGCCCAGCCCAACCATCAGCTCCACGAACTCGTCCGCAATGTTCAAGCACTGCTTGCGCACACGGTTCCATTCGATGTTGTGCGGGTCACCCTTCGGGTTGCCGAACGCCGTGTTCATTGCGGACACGATCTGAAAAGAGGTCTTTTGTGTCATTATGACTCCGTTTTGGTTATAGGGTGCTACATTGCTATTATAACGCAGGTACGTTTAAATCACCACACCTATTGGCGTGACTTAGCTGCTTTCTTTTCAGTCGCTGCCGGCGGTAACGAGATTACCCGGAAGCAACGACCTGTGAACTGGTACTGTGAGAAGGCTTTATCTTTTGGCACTTCGACCAAATAGCCACTGTCAATCAAGGATTTCAACGACGAGTCCAACGCACCATTCTGGCCGAGCCTGTGGCTGGTGAAGGACGTCGAACGTTGTGTGGTCAGTTGTAGGTACTTTCTAGGGACCACACCCTCAGCACGCATCCGCTCAGGTACGCCATAGCTCGGCGGTACTTTGTTCGCGATATAGCTGCGGATAAGATCAAGCAGCTTACGCTCACGCGACGAATCACCTAGGCCCACGTCACCAGCATTAATGCGCCTGCGCATGATGCCAATATCCCGACGAATGACGTCAATGGCCCACTCCACATGCTCAGACTGTATGGTAGGCGTTGCGTGATTGTCGGCTACGGACAGCAGGGCTGCAATTCGATACGCTTTAAGGTGTGCGCGGTTCCAAGGCTGCCGCTGACTTTCGTCCTCACCGGCAGCACGGATCTCGTCATCGCACTCCAAGTTAAACCGCTCCAGTAATTCGTAAGCCTGCTGGCTGCACTCCACATTTTGAGTCGTGCAGCGTTCGTTTAAAGCGACAGAGTGCGACATCAGTGCACACACGGCTTCAACCAGCATTGGGTGTGGTCTGTTCAGAATATTCCTGTTTGCATCAGGGCGCTCGCCCGTGTATTCAATAATTGTGAAGCGGCTCAGGAAGCCATCCTCCATCATTGAATCGGTAAGCGACTCATAAAATGCTGCCGGGGTGCTCTCACCAATCATGCTGTACGCGATACCGGAGACGCTGGCCACACTCTTCTCTTGGTCGGAGTACCCAATACCGCCAACAATCGAGCTTGCTGCGGATTTCTGGTAGAGGTTAGTCATGACTGTACGCAGGCTCTGCATAGGTCCATCTCGACCGTCGTCTGACGCTAAGCGTTTAAGCCTGCGACCCCACTCACCAGAAACATTGACGAAGCATGGGTTCGCTGCGGTCGCTTTCGTAAGCGCTGGACCAGATGCGTACTCCGAGAAATCAATAAAGCTCATAGCGTTGGGGACAGCGTCGTTGACAAAGCCCATAACGTTGGCGATACCGCTGTGCATCGCTTCTTTACCGACAGCGGATCGAGCTACCAGCACGACATACAGGTTCAGGCCCGATTGCGGAATCTGAAACGCTTTACCACACACTCCAGCAAGTAGGCCGAGTGTGGCCACAATCGATACTTCACGGACAGGCCTTGGGGCGTTCGAGAACATGTACCGCGCCAGCGCACCAGCCATGCCCGGAGGCCAATCAATACCGATTGGGCGTTCACCTTCGTCGTAATCAAAAGCAGGCTCGTCAGAATTCGCTTCAAGCTCTTCCGGGAACGGGATGTGCTCGACGGTGAGCGGTTGCATGTATGGTACAGGCTGCGGCGCTACAGGCGGGGGTACAGGTGCGGGTGCTGCTTGCAGCGGGGGCGGTATTACCTGCGGCGGAATTGGTGCGCTGTACGGTGCGATTTGCGGTGCTGCTGGTGCACTAGGGCGCAAGCGTGCAACAAGCTCCGCAGCTAATTTCTCCGCGTGTGCTTGTGCTTGAGCTTCGATGCTCTGGCGCGACCGGATGATGCGCAGAATGATATTGAGGTGGCGATCGTTCTTACTCGACTTAGCTCGTTCACCCAGCTTCGTCATGCGGAACATGCGACGGCACTGTGCGTTCGACCTTGAGTAGAACGCGAACATTGACATCAGCGCTAGGTCTGCTTCCGACTGCGACGGGTAGCCTGAGAAGTCGCCTTCGCATAGGCTGACAAACTTTTCCGAATTGTCTGCAGAACATGCTTGCGCAAAGACCTCGTCGTCGCTTTTCGTTTGTTCTTCTTCGACGAGTTCAAATGAGTTGTCATCTTTTTGCGCCGCCTCAATTTCAGAAACCAGCATGTCGAGAAGCTGCTGGCGGTTTTCAATTGGTCGATCCAAGAATACGTCGCCGGTGAAAACGATGAACCGCTCCTGTGCGTACACCTCTACGCCGTCGCGCTTCAAACCTTTACCTTGACGCTGCCCAATGCTACCTTCAATAACGATGTGAAACCCTTGACCACTGGCGCTGCGCTCAGTGTAGCTGTCAAAGGCTTCAATAATGCGGTGGAATCTTGCAAGCTCCTCGGGTGTTGTCCACACTACCGGGCGCCCAAGCTTATCCAGCTTGTTGGGGTAATTGTGTTCGTTTTTGACGTCAAGGTCAATGATGGTGTAGTTGTCGCCTCGCGTTACCATGAAGCCGACACCGCATGGTGGGTTCGCCTGGGCGACCTCTACAGCGGTTTCGAAATCCGACCAGTATTTGTTGTCGGTTGGGCTGACATGGAACAAGCCCTTCTTGCCTTTGGCGTAGGGGGCCTTAATCTGGTTAAGCTCGTCAGGACCAGCTACACACCATTGGCGCAGCCAGCACAGTTCCTCCGGAATGCGGTTGTAATCGAAAGGCATCAGTTTTGACCCCGACGGGATTTAAGCGATTCCTTCCAACGCTCGATATACGGACGCACAATTTCGCGGTCCCACAGCAAGACTGTACCGTCATTTAAAGACACATGAGGTGTGGGCAACTTGCCATGGTTCCGTCCGTACATAAGCACAGAGCGCGCAATATTGAGCTCCCGCATGATCTCCGACGCAGATATATATTTCGCGTCAAACTGCTTTTGAGCATCGGCTGTAACGGGTAGGTTTGTTTGCATCATGTTTAGCTCAAATGTTGCGAGGGGGTATTATTACACACGACCGTTTAAAATCACAACGTTCGTACTAAACTAAATTTTACAACGGGCCGTCAGACCCGTTGTTGCTCAGGGCTTTCCTTTAGCTGGGGCGGCGTCCATAGCGGCATCAAGGTCCGAGTTGTCGCCCAGCGCCCACAAGAATGATTCGATGTGGCCGCTTGGCGAGTGCTTCACCTTGGCGATGCCGTACTCGTAGCCTTCGCTATCCTTGTTGGTGGTGTGCAGAAACGTCATGCGCCGGGTATTCTGCCATTCCTCCGCGCCAGCATGCGCTACCTGGGCGCGAAGGTTAGCTACACTGTTCTCAAGGTTGGCAATGGACTCAGCAGCTTCTTCTACTACTTCTAGCCCGGTGCGCTTATGGCAGCGCAGCAACTGTTCGACAAGTGCGCTCATGCTGCACCTCCGACCAACAAATAGACCGCGCCTACAAGAAACCCGGTGGCCGCGATCGCAATGCCGAAGCCCACCGCAGCCTCCGTGGTGCCAATGCTGCGCGCTACCAGAGCGAACAGGCCAGCGAAGAACGCGAGAATCATGGCCGCGCCAACCAGTTGAGCGGCGCTCATGCAGCACCTCGCGGGGCGATGGCGGCGTGAAAAGCGCGCAACTCATCGTCGGTAGGTTCGTTCTCGAATGACACCAGCACGCCCTTACCACCCGGTGACTCGGCATCGCGTCCGACGCCCAGCACGCGCGGAAATGCTGTCTTGTCGTTGCTGGCTGGCGCCTCGCCTTCGGTGCCGCTGTTAGTTGCGGAGAGGTGGGCGGGCATCGTCCCTTCATTGATGAGGGCACCATCGCTCTTTACCTCTACAGGCTGGGCAAGAGCCAGCGCATCGCCCATTGCAGCCCATGCAGCCTCGCCATCGCGGGTTCGCGCCATTGATGCCGAAGCGAGAGACTTGTAGCCGCGCTCAAGGGTTGCGCGCAGATTCAGCGCATAGGCTCGCCAGTTCGCTTGCTGTCCGATAGCGGAGGCGCAATCCATGCACGGTGCGTTCCCGTAACTGGTTGATGAAAATGCTCGCTCAACTACTCGGGAACCGCCACAGGTCTTGCAGGCTTCGCCTCTCGGTGCGCTGGCAGTAGGGGCGGCCGGATAGTTGCGCGGGCCGGTGCCTTCGCACGCGGTCGAGGTGGCGCGGCTGGCGTATTGGGCGGCATCGGTGCCGCGCTTGGTGTTGTCGGTCATGTCCTGTCCTTAGATGCTGGTGGAGCTGATAACCTCGCCATCGAGGATCAACTTGATCGTATGGCTGTCGCGGTACAGATTGCCGCTGCCGTCCATATCGCCGGAATAGTGGCTCTCGGTTTCAACTTCGATGCGCAGGCTGTCGCGCAGGAGTTCGAGGATCTCTTCACGCTCCATCGCTCGTCCCTTCCGCATCCGGTGTGCCGACCACGCTGGCCAAGCCGATGGCTCCCATGCCCAGCACGGTGGCCAGCATCATCGAGGTGCGGTGGTCGCGGGCGCGGCGGGCTGCTGCCTGCCTCGGGTGCGCCAGATCGTAGAGGCGTTGCTGCTCCTTGCGCTCGGCCAGGTTGATCCGCTGCTGTTCTTGGCGCTCGGCCTCGCGCTGGATTGCCTCGGCTTGGCGCTGCTCGAAGGTGCCGCGTTGCTTTGCCTGTCCCATTACGCACCCCCTTTCTTCGCATCCGGTGTGCCAGCAGTGCCGGCGCGGGCTGCGATCATGGCGTCGGCGTATTCGAGGCGCATTTCGGCCAGTACCGCGAGAACTGTTACACGCTGGGCGCGCGGCAAAGTGCCGATGGAGCCGGTATCGACGGCGCAGGCGATCAGCGCGTCTGCAACGCTGATCGGTGCCTTCGCTGCGAAGTAGTCGCGTGCCGTGATGCCGGGCTCGCCTTGGTTGAAGCCGTGCGCCTCGGTGGTCGGGAATACCGGGCCGCCGTCGTTGATCGTGTTCATGCTTGTTCTCCGGTTTGGGTGCCAGCCGTGCCGCTTGCCGGTGCCTGGCTGGGGCTGGGGGTGCGCAGGGCGACGCGGTCCATGCGCTCGATTTCGGCGAGGATCAGCGCGCCAGCTTTCACGAGGTTGCGCCGCGCGCCCTGTGGCTTCCACCATGCCATGTCCCACGGCCAGAAGCTCATCGGCTTGTCGTAGTTATGCTGGTCAGCGAAAGACATTGCGTAGCAGGCAGCAGCCTGTGCCAGTTCATCACTCACATACTGGTCGTCATGTTCAGGCACCCAGCCTTCCACGCTGATCTGACGCTGGCGTTCGGCCAGCACATCGCGTGCCGCGTCCCGCACTTCTGGCGCGGTAGCGCGTGCCTCGGTGCTGCTCGGGGCGGTCCACAACGGGAACCAGCCAGATTTCAACGTATGCTCGTTCGGGCGTCCGTGAAGGCGCTCGTAGAGCTTGCCGTTCTTGCGGAAATAGCCGAACGGCTCGGGCGTTGGTGTCCATGCTCGCTGCTCTGGCGGCACCTGTTCCTGTACTGCTTGCGGGGCGGCTGGCGCGGCTTGAGCGGCAAGGGCGCGCGCAAACTTGTAAGCAATGTCACTGTCCGTGATTTGCGCCACGCTCGGCACCGAAGGGCTGGAGGCCCGATCCGGCAGCCATTCACTACGGGGCTCGTCGCCGTACATCGGCTTGATGGGCGCGGCTGGTGCGGGTTTTTCCGGGTAAGGAATCGACGGCAGCGCTGAGTCCGGATGCACTTGCGTCGGTGTGTGGTCATTTTTATCCATTTTATCTCCTTGGTGGGTTACATCAATCCTTCTGCTGCAAACGAGTATATGTCCTTACAGCCGTCCGCTACAATGATATGGTCAATGATGCGGACATCAATTACACCCAACGCACGCTTGAGTGATTGGGTTACAAACGTATCATCGCTGCTAGGCTTACGATCGCCGCCCGGATGGTTGTGGTACAAGATGACCACACCCGCATTATGCTTCAGGGCTGCGCGCACTACTTCGCGCGGGACGATTTGCGTGTGGTTCAGGCTGCCGTAAAATAGCACCTCGTCTTTGATCAGCTTGAGAGCGCTGGTTAGGAACAAGGCTCCAAAAAGTTCACGCTGCTGGCCGTCAAGTTTAAGACGCAGGTAGTATCGAATGTTATCCGTGTTTTCAAACACCGGGCTCTTACGCATGCGCTTATCCAGAATTGCTAGCGCTTGAGAGATAACGATTTCCTCCCGTGCCTTTTTCGTCATTCTTGGAACCTGTGTCATGGCTTTACCTCATCTCCGTGTAGGAGAATAAATTAATCGGAATGTTTGGAAACGAACGGCTGTAGCCCATCACAATTCCTTCAAACACTGCAAAGTCTGTATTCTTAACCGAACGCACCTTACCGCCAATCGTGAATGTGGCAATGTACTCCACACGCTCTTTTGGCTCTCGCTCTTTGAGCTTCTCTCGTTCTTTAGCCAGTGCCTTAGCTACAGCACGTTGGAACCCTTGATATTCTTCTGCTGTTGCGCCCATCCTAAACTCCTAAAACTTGAAGCTTGCTGCGCGAAACTACAGCGCAGGCAAGCGTTTAAACTATGCACCCTAACGCGGGTATGCGCAACCCCTTGGGCGCGCAATGGCGGGTGCTTGCCGTGCGTGCTTAGTGCTGTTGCGGTGCGCAGGGGAGCGCAGCAAGCGCGGCGTCCGCCTCCGCCTGTACTTCGGCCGCACGCTTGTCGAGCAATCCCTGCATTAGTTCCTGCACTTTGGCGATATACTTGTCGTAGTCGTCGCGGGGCTTTAGGCCCAGTTGCTTGGCAAGTTGGGGGCGCAGACGACCATGACGGTGCGTCATGCCCAGTTTTTCAATCTTAAGGTAATACTTAATGCCTGCAAGATTGGCGTACTCAATTGCGTCAGGGGTGTCCGCGATAAATACGCCAGCGTTGTCTTTATTGCTCATTCCGTTCTCCTTTGTTTGTGAAGTAACCAAGACGCCCGATGCTCTGGGCGTTTCGACTCATGAAGTCTCGTCAGTTGGTTTTGGTGCGGTTGTCGACGACGGTGATGTTAGTTGCGCCAGTAATGCGCAGCACACATACACCAGCCACGTTGATCCAGAGCACGCGTCCGTTTGCATCAACGGTAATTTCAACAGCCTCGTCGACACCCGCAATGACGGTGTGCAGGATGAGCAGTTGCTCGTGAGTTGGGTGGGCAATCGACGGCATGTTATTTCTCCTCGATGAGATTGAGTTCGTACTTCGCGCGGGTAGCAATGACGTAGCAGATGTTCAGCTCCTGCTCTTTCATCCAGTCCTTTTTCGCCCACTTTGCAGGGCATTGGCTGCGATTGAGCCACCACACCCGGTCAGCTTCCATACCTTTCGCCTTGTGGCCTGTAGCTAGCGTAAGGCAGTTCTCGACGCGGTCCGTGAACAGCGTGTTGATAATTTCGATCAGGTGGTCGACCGTGCGGTTGTCTTCCGGCAGGCTTTCAGCGAGAACAATAATTGCATCAGCCTTGTCCTCGATTGCCTGCGCTTTCTGGTCCTTACAGGCTGCACGCGCTGCGTCAACTTCGCGTTGCGACCAAGCTTGGATTTTCACAATCAGGTGGTCAACGTCCGGTGCTTTCATCTTCTTGATGACGGATGTAAGTCCTGCGCCGATGTCGCGCCCCATGATCTTCGCTGGGACACGATCGCGGAGCAGTTTGTAGGCCAGGCTCACCAGCGGTTTCGTCGTACGGCACACGACCAGATCGTCCTGCCCGAGCATGCCAGTGTTCCACTCTTTGCCGTAGTTATTAACCACACCATCCGGAGCGCCGGGAGCGGGTTCGATGTGCTTCACCCACTGCTGAGCGTAGTCGACGATTTGCTTGCCGCAGCGGTACGACACAGTGAGCGGCAAGTCGATTGCCCCGAACTCCTCAGCAATGAGGTTGAGCGAGTTGCTGTCGGCGCCGCGGAAACCGTAAATTGCCTGCGCCGGGTCGCCAACCGCGATGATCCGCGACGTTGGTTTGAGAATCTTACGCAGCAGCTCACGCTGGATTGCATTGGTGTCCTGCGCTTCGTCAACGAACACGAAGTCGAACTTCGGTAGCGCAATGTTGTCGCGCACCGCAAAGTAGAGCAGGTCGTCGAAGTCGCAGGTCGGGTAGTTGTTTGACCACACCAGCAGTTCTCGCGCCAGCTCAACTGCACGCTCGATGTCACCGCGCTCGTTGTCCAACTCGAGATTGTGGTAATCGATGACTTCGTGGTACACCCACGGCTCGTCCGGGCACAGGAAGCCGATGCCCATCTGACGCACGATGCCCACCAACCGGCAGCACAACGCAGCGTACATGAACTCGTCGTTGCGGTCCATGCGCAGTTTGCAGAGCGTGCGCAGCTTGTTGCTGTCGACCGACGACGAATTACGCGCACGCGTTACCGGCGAGTACGTCAGCGAGTGAAAGGTGCGGGCGTTGACACCCTTGGCTTTCAACTCTTCAGCGATCGACTTGTTGAACGCAAGCATGAGGTGCGACGCACCGTGCGGGATACGCGAACAAGCTTCAACAATCGTGGTCGACTTACCCGAACCAGCAACAGCTTTGATAATGGCGTTGCCTGCGTTGGGGTCTTGCACGAATTCGAAGATTCGATTTTGATAAGGGGACCAAGAACGTGACATATATTCTCCTTTGTTTGTGGAGGGTTACGGGTCGGAAAGTGCCCGAGTAAGCACCCGAAGATGCTTACGCTGGAACTTTAGCGTGGTGGAACAGGTTTAGCAGTGGTGTAGTCCAAATCGATGTGAACTTTCCCGTCTTCCACTCGTACACCTGTGCTCTGAACCTCGTATAAACCAGGCTGAAGCGCGTTCTTGGCGTCCTGTTGTGCACAGTCCTGCTCAGCAGTACCGGGCAGGCTGTCGTTCAGCACTTGCACGGCGGAGAGGTGTAAGTCAGCTTTCTGCTTAAGGTCGTGTGCGCTTTTTAACCAACCACTCATGTCTGCGTTTGGTAGTGCAGCACGTTGTTCCGCACGACGTTCCATCTGTCGGTAATACAACACCTGACGCCAGTGCCACATGCGCAGTTCCTTGAGGGTCTTGAAGTTGGGTGTGGTCATTTTACTTTCTCCAGCACTGCCGCAGCAGAGAGGCGCATGGGTTTGAAGCCGTCGGGGTTGTATTCGTACTCGGTGTAGATCTCGCCTACGATTGGCCGACG